AGGTACTTATTTCATGAGTAAAATCAATCAACAAATGAAAAAAACCTTTTCAGCCAAAACGAAATATTTTGTGAGTGGGAGTGATGAACACGGCGAAGGTGAACACAAAATATTTGAGTATATAAGAAATAACCAAAAATTACTTACTGCTAAAGATATAATTTTGTATGGTCTCGATGCAGATTTAATCATGTTATCACTGCATCATTTGAAATACGTCTCGAATATTCACCTATACAGGGAAACACCAGAGTTTATTCGGTCTATAAATATTGATATGGATCCTGATAAAAAGTATTTGATGGACATATACGAGCTATCTTTAATAATCGAATCGAAAAATCTTTCAGTCGATGACTATTTGATACTAGGATTTTTTATGGGAAATGACTTTTTACCACACTTTCCAAGTTTGAACATTCGTAAACAAGGATTGGAAAAAATAATTCAAATTAAAAAACAAACAAAAGACAATTTAGTAAATCAAAATGGTACCATAAATTGGAAACAATTAGGTTTTATAGTGAAGGAACTGGCAATGAAAGAACGTAATTCTTTTAAAGAGGTTTATGATAGAAAACCGTATTCTCAAAACTACAACACTAGAGAAGAAAAGTTATTGAATATTCCTACATTAGATAATAGATTAGAAAAAGCTATAAATCCATATCATGATAACTGGAGGTTCAATTATTATAAAAATTTATTTGGGATCGATATACGGTACAATGAAGATATGATAGGAGTTATATGTAAGAATTATGTAGAAGGTTTAGAGTGGACCTTTAAATATTATACAGGTTGTCCAATAGATTATAATTGGCATTACAAATATGATTATCCTCCATTATTCGAAGATTTAAAACAATACTTTCCGTTCTACGAGACCGAATATATTAAAGAGGCGCAAACAAATTTCAACGAATTGATGCAACTGTGTTATGTATTGCCGTATGATTCTTTATCTTTAGTTCCAAGTAATATTCAATACAAGTTGAATATGGATTGGTATAGGACGGATTGCAAAATTATTTGGGCATATTGTAAATATTTTTGGGAATCACATGTAATATTACCTCCAATCAACATAGATAAACTAAGAAATATTATTGGTGAATGTAAAGGATGATACTAGTTTGATTTCCTTCTACATACGCTATACTATTATTTTAAAATTTTATTTATTATTAGATAAAATTTTGATTAAAAAGTTAAATATAAGTAATGTTATAATCTTATTATGATTTTCTCAGGATGATACTGTCCTTTTTATCGGACTTCATAATGTAATAACTTGTCGCGACCATGAAGCATACTATCACCAATATTCCTAAGTAGTTTCGTGAGTATTCTTCTTCTTCGATGGGATCTGGTACACCAACTCTAGACCTGAGTTCATCGTTAGCCGATTCTCTATCTGCATATTCGTCGTATTCTCTCTTCTTTTTCATCCATGCCTCGCATTGTTCTTCTGCTTCATAACATCTATTTCCAAGTACAATATATACGGGGTTTAATTTATCGAAATCGCGTTTATTCGGGAATGTATCCATTACGTTTTCCCATCTTTTTTTTGTGTTTTTTAAAGTACCGTCTTCTAGTGTTTGTGTAATTGTTTTCCAAACAGGTTTCGCAAAATATTTAAGGGACAACATAATAAGTATGAAAACCACAAAAATTCCCACAAAAGCCATAAAGGGCTTAAACGCGGGGTGTAAGTTTCCCCAAGATTCGATTTGGCCCCATCTGCTGCGAACTCCTTTTATTTTATTACCATTTTCATCTTTTTTTTTAAATATACCAATAAAAATAGTGAAAGGAAACACAAAAAAAAGGACGACAACTTGAATGAATTTTGGCAGTATATTAAACAAATCATATAATACACCTCGGACTATGTCCAAAAGTATTAAAGGTGATAACATTACGGTATAAGCTAGTTCTAGGATAGTTCGAGCTATCCCCCTTCGTATTTTGTTGTAAATTTTAGTAAACCTAGTTCCATATTTTTTAGCTAGCCGACCGATTGCTTTGACATTGAATTTTTTTTTTTTGCAACTAGAATCTCTATATTTTGCACAATGTAACTCACCTCTACATTGTTCTTTTTCAAACGACCCGTCTTCCAAATTGTCACATTCCTGTATTTTTTCTTTCCAACTTGGCTCCGGTTCAGGCTCATTTTCCGGATTGGATTCACTAACTAATCCTTCAACTAAAGGATGACTAGTAATATAGCAATATACAGATGCTAATGATATTAACAGAAAATAGATTATCATTATTATATTATTTAAATATAATCAATTATAATAATAAAATAAATATTGTTAAATATGAATGTCGAAAATATGCAATTGGAAGACTTCAAAAAAATTATATTACAAAAGCAAGGTTGTGTGCTAATGAAATTTGGTGCCTCTTGGTGTGGTCCATGCAAAAAAATAACTCCTTATATCAAAAATAAGATAGATGCTATTCACAACAAAAAATTACAATATATGGATATCGATATTGATGATAATTGTGATATATACATGTATTTAAAGAGGAAGAAATTGGTTACTAAGTTACCTACATTTTTATTGTATAAGGATTCTAATAAAACAGTAGATGATGAAGAGATTTATATTCCTGATTATTCTGTTATTGGTATAGATGAACGTGAACTTGATATCATGTTTGAGATGATTTAGGGGAACCTAGGTTCCCCCTTACCCCCTCCTCAGTTAATATTGTGGTAAATTTTATTAAATTTATCACGTGCCTTTATGACCGGCAACTCTGGGCCGTACGGCAACCCGTTAGACCCTGTGTGAGGTGTGCTATCATTAATAAATGTTTCCACTGCGAATAATTTGCGTTCAATATCAATATTTTTTTCTTCTAATTTTTGAATTGTTTTAATTGTCTTTACCTGAAATATTACTATACTAAGAATTATAATAATATTAAAAATCTGGCTTGTAAAATATTTTCGTCTAAGTTTTTTATCTTTAATTGTAGCAGTCCTTACACCCTCACGAATGTTAATATTATTCAAATGAGGTTTAATATTATTTTTATCAATAGGAGAATATGAAGCTTTGCTATGAAACATTGTCATTATCATTAATACATAATACACAATAAATAAGAGAAAAGTATTCAATTTTTATGATATAAAACAGCATAAATTATATAAGTATATTTCAATGAAGAATCTTGATTTAAATATACAAAATTACACGTTTGATGATATATTGAACTTGTTTCATTTATCGATGCCGATATTATACGACGACCTTAAAATCGCGCGAAAAATAGTGTTAAAAACACATCCAGACAAATCTAATTTAGACGTGGGTGTTTATCATTTTTTCGTGAAAGCGCTGGAAATATTAGTCTACGTCTACAACTTCAATAACAATTCTCAACAAATGCGCGAATCAATGGACGATGACATTGATGAAAACATCATGAAATTTTCAATGATGAGCAAGACCGATAAGGAGGCATTCAACAAAAAGTTCAACGAATTATTCAAAGAGACCTATGTAAAGTCTGAAGAAGAAGAGCACGGATATGAACAAATGATTGTCGAGTATCGTAATAAGGATAGAAACACTACATTGATAAAACATGACAATCCCACAGAAGTAAGCAGGACATTCAATAATATCACTGGACAAAAGCCGAAAGACTATAATAGTGATATAAACAGTGGCGACTTACAGTACGGTGATGTGTGTGGTGTACAAGAATTGCACTCTGAACAACTGAATGAATACGCTTTAGATAGAACACATTTGTACAAAAATTTACATGATTTGAAACAACAGCGAAGCAAACAGAATATAACTCCAGTAGTAAACGGGGAAGAAATATTAAACCAACAATCAATGGACGATAATAAGTTGAGTATAAATAGGGCGTATACAATGGCGACTCAACATGAAAAAAAAATGGAACGTCAAAAACAAGCCTTAAAACAAATTAAACAAATTTCTTTCAAATAAATATACATATATATATCGAATGGAAAAAAATTGTATAGATTCTATACTGGAAAGGGAAAGTATACGAAACGATATATTGGCATTATTGGATGAAATTGTAAACGATGATACAATGACAGTAAAGCGATGTATATTTTTATATGGGGATCCAGGAATAGGAAAAACAACATTTATAAATTCATTGTTAAAAGAAAAGTACGATACAATATATTTTGATGGAAGCGATCCTCGTACAAAGAACTCAATAGAAAACTTGGCAGATAACAATATTGCTAAATACAACGTTTCGAATTTGTTAAATGGTATTAAAAAACAAATTGTAATTGTAATGGATGATATTGAAAGTATGAATACAGGCGATAAGGGCGGGATAAATGCTCTAGCAAAACTGATTCGTCCTAAAAAGACCAAACGCCAAAAGAAAGAGTTGAAGACAGTCAATCCGATAATATGTATTTGTACCAACAATATAGATAAAAAAATAAAAGAAATAATGAAGGTATGTCATGTTATAAGATTGTCTACTCCAACACCAAATGAAATGAAATCAATATTCGAACTCATGAATGGAGATAAGACGAACCCCCCAAATTTTGCAGAAATGGCGGGGGATCTACGGAACCTACAACTGAACGTGAAGCATGAAATTGAACTGAGTAAAACGAATCAATCAAACACACATGATGTAAAACACATTGTCTACAACCTAATGCAAAATAAATGTAATTTTAGCGATCATGACAGTTTGATAAATGATACGCATCGAACAATCGTTGGTCTAATATATCATGAAAATTTAGCAACGATAATCAATAAACTTAACAATGAAAATTCTACAATGATGTATAAAAAAATTTTACAAAACATATGTTATGCTGATTATCTCGATAGAATAACGTTCCAAAAACAAATATGGCAATTCAATGAAATTAGTTCACTGTTAAAAACAATGAAAACGAACCACATACTACACAGAGATGTAAAAGAACCAGGGAAATATATAAAATTATCCGACATAAACTTTACGAAAATTTTGACAAAATATTCAACAGAATATAACAACAATTTTTTCTTCCAACAGTTATCTTTTAAACTGTTGACAAGTTATGACGAGCTATTGCTATTCTTTAAAAGTATTAGAAATAATATAGAGGATTATTACGAGCTGATGAAGATTTATGACATAACCGAGATAGATATAGCTCGTGTGTACAAGTATATAGACAATATTGAAGAATACGAAATAAAGAATGTATCAATAGACATCGAAACAATGAGTTCTACCTAGTGATTGATTGCCCAATGTGGAAAAGATGACACCCATATTTAAGGTATTCTTTTTTGTCACCAACACCCTTAAAATTTCGAATTGAAAATAGAAAAAGAAAAGGGGGTGTTGTATTTTTGAAATAAGTTTTTAAATTGGGAATCAAATGAGTTGGTGACAAAAACTAATGAAATTTTAGGGTTATTAGGTGTGAGTGTTCTTTCTTAAATAATAATTTGTCAACTAAATATAAATGCAATTAGAATTAGGTGATATTATAAAAATTTTTTCATCACAATTAGAAGACTATCACGAGCAGGTTTTCGTGATAACATTTTTAAACAAAGAACGAATAATTGTACAGAATATAATATCAAATAAAATCCATGAACTTCCAATAAAAGACAATGTTTTATTGAATAAATTAATAGAGAACATTCATTTATTGAAACGCCACGAGAAACAGGGATTTGTGCAGCAGAACAATATGACAGTGAACATGTGGATCGACATACACGGAGTTTACAACAATGACATCCCTTTCTCGTTAACCGGAAAAATAACTAATATAGATCAAGATATGATTGAAGTTGTAATTCATAGTTTAGAAGAAGAAATAATAATCTACATAGATTTCGCTTATCAAGGAATATCACCGGACTCAAATATAAAAACCATAAATATTCGTGATAAACCAATTGAAGATGTTAACGAGTCTAAGGAATCATCTGATACAACAGGAGAGATACAGAGCGAAACTCAAAATATAGACAAAATAGTATTTCATGAAGACTTTTTAGAGACCATTCAAGTGAAAGAAATTAAACAATCGCATCACCATGCATATAGTTTAGATACCCAGTTAAATGACATGATTGAAGACATATTAGCAAATAATTCCAATCCTAGTAGACAGGTATTACATGAAATATCTATTTTGACCGAACGATATAAACATTTACATAACCAGTATATTTCAAAAACCAAAATGTCAGAAAAGAATGACCCTCATTGGAGTATAAATGTAATTACCAACAAACCAATGCTTTTTCTTGAAGAAGACGAATATACCGACGAAAATATTCGTAATGCCGATGTTCGCAAACATCTTTATGATCTAGAGACTGATCTGAACAATCAGTACACAACCAATTCGTATGCCGAGAGATACCAAAGATTGCTAGAAATAATACAAAAGTTTTATCAAATAAATGATAATGAATCACACGAAAATACCGAAACTGTAAAAAGCACGATGGAATGTATACAATCTAATTCACAAGAAACACCCAACGACATACAAAGTTATTCGGTTTGTGCTGAGCGAGTACCGTTCGGTTTGATTAGAAACATTACCACTTCATCGTTTAAAAAAGTGATAGTGTTACCAGACGATACTGTGCATATGGACTCAATTGTATATCTACCAGAAGGGCTTGCTTTGAACGGAATTGCCAAAATTAAATCCACCAACATATTAGAAAAGGCGTTAATAAATGACGTGGTTTTATTGGATTACAACGTTAACAAAAGTAAAATATACGATGCTATGTATGTAACTGCTGAAACAGATAATAAAATATTTGATAAACTGTTTACAAAACTGTTGCACTTTAAATATGACTCGGACGCGATGACTCCCACAGAGTTTAAATCAAAGGTATCGCCTGCGAAAAATTCGATAATTATGAATCTTGCCAAAAAAATTAGTAGCAAAAATTTATCATTTTTTTCGGTACTCAGGTACATGCATAAGTTTTCACTGGACAAAGACGACGTTGATATGAAGACACGTGAGTTGATTGACGAGTTAACGGATATGAGGTTACTAGAATTGAAGAAGGAACTCATAGAAATAAGAAACAATAACGTAAACGCAGAAAGTGATTCATCATCGAGTCGGTCGAACTTTTTTGAAGTATACAATGACTATATTAAACATTACATAGATACAGACGATTTAAGTACTTCTGAAATACTATCAAAAATGATGAAATTGGATAACATTGATTTGTTTACATCGTTGGTTTTGTTAAAGAAGAACGATTTTCTCGATTTTACACGATTTGATGCAAAAGTTAGTGAATATATAGATTCGAAAGATGGACAAATACCAAACAACAAATGTTCAAAATATTACTTGAGTAAACAATATAGTACACTTAATCAACTTGAACTAGATAATAACAAAGACATATATTTTGATAAAGAGTTTGACAAAACAAATTATAAAATGTTCGATGAAGAAACCCTACAAGATCGCGAAAAATGTATAAATGAATTAACAACTAAATACAAACTTGAAGAAAAAGAGGCTATATATGAATACGAATCGATGAAAAATAAACAAAGAGAAGTCCGCGATGGAGACTTTGCGCTACTTTACACAGATGGAAAATTCATAATGTTTATCCGTAAGAAAAAACAATGGGAACAAACCAACAAGTTCTCTGGAATGACTGGAAAAGAAATCTTTTGTAATATTCAATCAGACTGTTTTACAATTCCAACAAATGTGTGTTCGACATTGAAAGACAAACAAACAGCAAATAGTGTAAAAGATGCAAAGGATTCGGTAAATGACTTTGATAAAGATATTGTCAAGAAAAAAACGGTTTTCAAAGAAATAATGATGCGAACTAATGAACAGAATATGATCAAACTTAGACTAAACACTAAACATATTGAGAATAATGCCTTCAAACAAAGTCGTATATTATACAATATCGGAACAACATATATACCTTCAGCTGTAGAAGAATCGCCATATAGTGATATTTTTCAATCCATTTTGAACATAAAAGATGTAGGATTAAAATATACCTACATAATCAAGTTTTGCTCAAATTTTACACGTGATGCAAACATATTAGTTAAAGACGAATCGCAGTATTGGAAATATTGTGTAAAGACAAATTTGAAATTAGTTCCATTATTTATTTATAAATTAGCAATAAGTTATCATGTATCAAAAACATATGCACAGGAACTTTCAAACATATGTAAAAACCAAGGCGTTTTAAGCGACGACGGTGATAAGTTTATTGACGAACATTCCGGATACATAATCAAAGATATTGAATATAATGATGCTTATCAACCGAACTACAATCCCATAAACATAACTGTTTCACCGGAGACAAATGTATATTCTTCAATCACGGATATTTCAAAAGATTACAAACATTATATTGTGAATGTCATTGATGCGATGTGTAATTTCATGATAATAAAGCTTACTGATATTCAAAAAGAGTACATTATGCGCAATGTAGTGAACGATTTTAATAAGTTTTTTGGTTCTCGTCCAATAGAAGAGAAAAAGAAACAAACAGTTCATTCACATTATATAATGTACTTTACACTATCATACTTAGCAATAGAGATATTGACATCGGTACCAAATATCCGAACAAATGATCAATTCCCTGGTTGTGTAAAATCCTTTACAGGATGGCCAGTAACCGATAAATCGGACATCTCGGGATTATTATACATAGCATGTGTAGCGTATAAGTTGAAAAACCCAAATTTACCTTGGAGAACGCTTCGTAAACCAGTGAAAGGTGTACCGCCATCCATTGAAGTTGTGAGTTCAACAATTCAAGAATTTTTAGATAAAATAATTACACGTGTATCTGTTCAAAAAAAAATAATAAAAAAAATACAATACAATCAAAAGCAAGAAACAGTAGTAGAAAAGGTTGTACCAGAAAGCCACAAATTTTTCCTACCACCACAAAAACCATTCAAAATAGAATTTACTATAACCAAGGGATTAAATGGATTATCCAGGAGTAGTCTACAAATTAAATCATTTTACTACACAATATCATTGTTTAAAAAAATTCAAGATTTAGTAAAAAGCAGTGTAAACGAATCTGATTTAGTAAACGAACCACTACAAGATAGTATAAACGAACCAAATTCGTTTTTCAAGAATAAAGGGATTCAAGAAGATTTGAAAGAATTAAAGATGATAAATAAGATGATGAAAAACAAGAAACTTTCTATTGTTTATTATAAAAACAAAAACTTTGAGTTGCACTTTCCAAATGTACTTTATGAATTAATGAAGAACAAAAACATAATAAATGCCTACATGTTAAGTATTATTGATGACCACGAATATTCGATTAGAGAAATGTTGTCTGGTTTACCAGAAGTATTTCCTAGAGAAATATCAGCGTTTGAGAGTATGTTACAACAATATGGTATAGTAATAACAAAAGAAATTTTCGAAAACATTTACACCATGGTCAATAACAAAACATTGTTTGATAGCTCAACACTTTTCCAAAAGCAGTTGGATATTAAGACCGAATTCGAAAATACGGTAAGTGAAAATGGTGAAAATACATATATTTCGAAACTGTTTGAAATGCTCTACAACGAAAAGGAAGATGTCGCAAAAAACAATATGTTTGAAGAAATCAAAGAGAACATGGAAGCCATTTCTGAATATGTTAATCTCAATGGGGAACAAAAAAATTCAGATAAGAAAAAGTTCAAAACAACAATGCAGAAACTAATAGATAGTACAATGAACATATCCAATTTTTGGGAACCAATTCGAAAGACAGATGACGAAGTGAATATCTGGTATACAAAGGCGAAGTCACTTTCAGACATTGAAAGCGAGACAACAAATAACGCTACGAAAAGTCTTAGAAATGTAATAAATAATTTAACGCATACACTTCCTGAAATGATAAAGAATAGACTATTGGATTTAGGAAGTCGTTTCGATAATGTATCTTGTCCGGATCACTGGGATATATCAGACATTCACAAAAACGACATAACAAGAATAATTAAACATTTTTACCATTTCCTTGAAAAATATAGTAAATGTCCGCAAAAACTTATATCCGAATTGGATAACTACACAAAAATGGTAAAAAGTTTTCCAAAAATATGTGATTTATTGAAACGTCATTTCGATACAAACCAGAACAGTGAGACCTTATACATGTCAACACTATTCGTATTGTTTGAGGCTATTAAATCACTTATTGATATAACAGTTGATTTGGAAGATAAAGAAATTTCAATATGTATGGCGAATATTGTGTACGATGTTTTTGCCGTGTATTTTTTTAGTGATACATTCAAGCAGTCAAACATCTCGAACGACGATGTATTTGCCTCCGTTAAAAGAGTAAAAGAAAGCGAGAAAAATACGATATTAAAAAAATTGGAAGGAATGAATGATGAAGAACGGGATATAGACAATGAATACAAAAAATATTCGATAGGTAGTTGGTCATCTGGGAAATTTAGAACATATGATAAAACCGAATATGACCAAGGACAGGTTTCAAATATATATAGAGAAGATGAGTTTATGAGCGGATTACTTGGTGAAATATATGTTCAAGGAGACGAGGATTTTGAAGAAGCATTTGATTTGTCAGAAATTCCTGAAGATGATATTGATCCTGCTTCTGACGAATAAAAAAAAATGTTTATATAAAATAATATGATGTTGAAATTATTAAGTTTTTTTATGTTGCTGGTGGTTTTATTTGTTTTATTCTACGGGTTTAATGGCTCTAAAAAAAAAAAGTTTTCTGAAGTGATAGATATTGGTTCACCAGAAACATTAGATGCTTTATCTATAACCGAAACTGATGATGCTGATAACAATTTTACCGGATTTGCTCATTGTTTCTACATATATGTATCAGATATATTTTCAGGATCGACTCCAACATATATTATCAAAAGGGAAGATGCCACCTTAAGCAAGGAGTTTAATATAACCATTGATCAGTTTAATGTATTGACAGTTACATTCGAAACTCAAACTATAGAGTATATGCTTCCTTTAAGTAAATGGACGAACATTTGTGTGAACATTAATCCACATGCTATTGAGTTATATGTTAATGGGTCATTACTTAAATCTAACATAAATGCTATGAAGGCCAGTAGTAATGATTTATATGATAAAAACATTATTATTGGCGACTCTACTGCAAGTACTAGAAAAGGATGGGTTGCAAAGTATGAATATTTTGATAGACCACTGGATTCTTATACTATTAACAAAAAGTATCAAAGTAATGTAAATTCCTACAAAAATACACTAGATGAATATGGATTGCGATTGACGATAGACAAAAATAATGAACAACTCGCAAGTATTCAGTTTTAAAATCATAAAACAATAACTATTTAAAATGTAAAAAATATTAATTATATGAAAATATGAATGCATTGTTTTTTAATACAAAAAACGCGTGTTCTATTGCAGATATTCATATAATTTCAAAGGATCAAGAAGATTCAATAATGAACATAATAGATAAACAATATAAACCAATAATTGCAATAAACGAGGATGTTTTAAAGGACTATATATCTATGTTAAGCAACATTTTCAAGCCCTTTATTTTGTTCACAATCAGTTCAATCAATATGGATGTCCTAAATGAGTGTCCTTTAGATATAGACAAAATGTTAAGTAATTCAAATCTAATTGTTTGGTTCACATCACAAAAAAAAACAACACATTGGAAAGTGCGTTCGTATCCACTCGGGCCATTGAGAATAGATAGTCACATAACTCAGGGTGATGTAATGCGAAAAATGTTTAATATTAAAAAAAAAAACGAATTATTTTACGACTTCACATCTGAAGATAATGTGAGTAAATACTTATCAAGTATGTACGATCGTGTAAACACTGAAGAGATGGATGATGCTACGTACTATAGATGTTTAGAAACATATAAATTTTGCGTAGTTTGCCCATCACAACAACAGCACCAACAGGTATGGGAAGCCTTATTATCTGGCGTTTTTCCAATAGTAGTATCATCGTCATCCAACGACCTTTACATTAACTTACCTGTTGTTTTTATAAACAACTGGTTTATGATAACTCCTGATTTTTTAAAAGAAATGTATACAGAGTTGACAACTTATAAAAAATATTCTTATGAAAAGTTGTATAAGTATTATTGGCTGAACGAAATAATAAAGTACAAGAACTCTTAAAGAGGGTGTAGTGATTTAAAAATTGAAATGTAAAATAAATAGAATACATATTACATTCAAAACCACACAAAGATGACCAATTTCGATGATAACGAGACAATTATTCAGCTAATGGAACGTGTAAAAGCTCTGAAAGACAGTGAACGTGAACTTCTAGTTAATAGTATTAAGGATATGAATACTATTAGTAAAAAACGCGTACCTACAGATGAAGAAAAGGCTGAACGCATGAAAGCGGCGGTTGCAAAACGCAAAGAAACAATTGCACGCCGCAAAGCCGAGGCTAATGAATCAGGAGAATCTAAAAAGCCTGCAAAAAAATCGCAGCTGACTGATGAAGAAAAGAACGAACGTAAACTTCGCGCAAATGAGAAACGTAAAGCAACGTGGGCTCGCAAAAAACAAGAACGTCACGACACGCGGGTTGTAGAAGATACGACTAGCGAGGAGGGTGACGACAAGCAGGATGTAAGTGAAGTAAAACCACCTACAAAGAAACTAATTATCAAAAAACAACACGTCGTAAAGGAAGACAATGTAAGCGAAAAAGCACTAGTCAATGAACTTTTTGAGGATTAGTAATCACAAATCCTTCTATATAAATATAAATCCGTATATGAATATATAATTTTAATATTATGAATTTTTTTGTTGTAATGTTTTTACCATTGTGTAGAGGTTTCATTTTTTCGGGTGCTACGGCCCCGATGGGGTTTTGGGATCCATTAGACTTGTCTAAGCGTGTTGATATTGGTCATTTGGCTTTTTTACGGGAAGCAGAACTGAAACATAGTAGATGGAGTATGTTATCGATGATAACAATACCAATGATAGAAAGTAAAACACATTATCCTTCAATTAACGGGTTTGATACATTACCAACCGAACTGAAAGTTTGTATATTTGTACTGATTGGTTTTGGGGAGTTCAGTACACTGATAAAAGGATGGGAAGATCCATTTTATATAGAATCTTACTATCCTTATCTTTTTTTGAATCAAACAAAAGTGTTTAAATTAATTCCAAATTACCAACCGGGGGATATGGGATTTGGCGTAATCGAAACACTTGATTATATTGAACACGATACAATTAATAACTTAGAATTAAACCATGGTCGATTTGCAATGATATCTTCAATAATAGTAATAATATTGGAAAAAGTATTCAATATTCCATTGTTTGCTACAGCAAGTTTAGATTTAATCTAGGTTTCTACCTGCCCAGAGATATAATCAGTTAAGGTCAATCGTTTATTTCTAGTTCGTGTCATTTTGAGTTTAGGATTGAACTCCTTATAATGCTCTTTATAATACGACACAGATGTTAATATACTATCTGTGTCTGTTCGGGATGTAGTTAACGTGTTAATATCAAACAAAGCCGTATCAAGTTCTTGCTTACGTGTGAGCAGTTGATACTTACTTGGTTTGTTTGGTTGCATTCCGGGCGTTATAATAAAAATATAAGATGAATCTATATCACTCCCCGATTCCAATGAATGTAAAACAATCATATTAGATCTTATATTTTCATCAAATCCGCTTTGGTGGTTAGATATGAGGATAGTAGGTATTTGGTATTTCTCTACAAACATCCAAATATCTAAATTACAAACATAAAAATCATCATTTTTTACAAATGTCTCAACATCAATAGTATCAACTGTTTTTGATAAATTCTTTTTTTGTCTTTTCATGGCTTTGAAAAATTGTAATTTATTTGTTTCGATTTGTTCGTTATATAAAGAGATAAGGTCCTCTTTGACTTTATTTTGTGTTATGGGTTTATTCGTGTATGCTTGGTATATATCGGCAAGTAATTGAATTGTACAAAACGACAAATTATCATAAGTGCGTACGTACGTTTTTTCTGGAAACTGTTGTTCTTTTATTTGTTTTGTAGATTTTCCTAAAAGCTTTACAGTGAAACAATCAATTGTATCAACAAAAGTATACTCACTATCATTATTAGTTAAATCATCTGCTGTTTTGTTCAATATATAATCACTATTGTGTGCTGCCTTAAAGGTATTGAAAAATACACTGTTTAGTTCGGAATCGTAAACAAGAATTTCGTCATTGTTTAAAGACGAACTTTCAGTAGGAAAAAATAGTAGTTGTTTAGGATCCAAAATAAAATCTCGTGTTGTTTTGTATCTAATCAATTCATCGGCGACTTTCGTAAAATAAGTACGACTATTATAGTCGTTTGTAATGAGGTTTACTTTGGGTATAAGCAGAATGTCTTTGTCGCAATATGAACTTGTGTTTTTAGAATTACAGAGGCTTACGTTCGATATCTGAGATAGTTGTTCGGCAGTATATGTTATGAATCTAACGTTGTCTTTGGTAAGTTTTATGAGTATACTACTTATTTTCTTTATTTTTAGCTCATAAGATATTTTGTCATCGTTTATGCACAACATAATTTTACTGTGTAATAATTGGCTTGGTAGTAAAGAAAGTTTATGACGACATAACAGGCGAAAAGCATTTAAAAATGTTTGTTCGCATTTTAACTTATGTGCATATGAATTCTTGATATTATCGAAATTTGAATTATAAATTGATTTGTCAATAGGAATATGGTTCATTAAAGTATATTCAACAGGATATTCTCGAACAATATCATTTTTAATGGGAGGTTTCAGTTGTATACACTGCTTTGTTTCAGTAAAAATGCCTACGATCATCCCTAATTC